TAAAGACGGCCAGATAAAGCATACAGAGGGGGATTGCGTTGAAGATGGCGTAACAATCCATATCATTCTTTCGGATGAACTGACTATATACGAAAGCCCTTTATCTGCAGTGCCTGCGGGAACCTATGCGGCAGGCGGACCGTGCGCCCCTGGTGGAGCGAGTGGCTATGTCGTTACATTTTGTGGGAAGTCTCATACGATTGAACGAAAATCCTTTGATGAGTTCAAAACCGGTTACAGCAAAATATCTGATTCGAATAAGAAA